TGGCCGACCATATGACGAAAACCGTCCATGCCTTTTACGGTGCGGGCAGCTATTTCTTCTACCGGGACGGTGTGTACACCGCCGAGGAGGATTTGGCGGCATCGGCCAAGGTGCGCGAGTATTTGATTCCCCGCTACGCAACAATGCACGCAATTCAGGACACCGTGGGCCAATGGCGCATGCTGATCCGCAAGCCTGTGCGGGAAATCAACTCCAATCCCTTCATCATCAACGTGAGCAATGGCCTATACAACGTGCTGGACGGTTCCTTCAAGGCCCACACCCCGGAGTATCAATCGACGGTGCAGATCAGCGCCCGATACGACGATTCTGCGGAATGCCCGCAGTTCTTGGAGTTCCTCGGCGGCGTTCTTCCTGACACTGAGCATGCGCTGATACAGGAAATCCTCGGATACCTACTGGTGCCGATCAACAAAGCCCAGAAGTCTTTTGTGTTTACCGGCGCGTCCAACGCGGGCAAATCGACGCTGCTTTCGGTGGCGCAGGATGTGCTGCTGGGCAGCGAAAACGTGAGCAATATCCCGTGGCAGTCCTTGTCTGACCGCTTTAAAACCGCAGAGATTTTCGGTAAGTTAGCGAATATATTTGCTGACTTGCCCAGCAAGAGCATGGACGATAACGGCATGTTTAAAGCGCTCACCGGCGAGGACTACATCACTGCGGAGCGTAAAAACAAGGACCCTTTCTCCTTCCGGCCTTATGCCCGGATGGTGTTCTCCTGCAACGAGATGCCCCGCAACTACGGCGACCGCTCGGACGGCTTCTTTCGCCGCCTCATTATCATCCGGTTTGACCGATCCATCCCGGAAAGCGACCGCGACCCTGATCTCCGGGAAAAGCTCTCGGTGGAGCGCGATGGTATCCTTATGTGGGCGCTGGCCGGACTGCGCCGCCTCATGGCCCACAGTTACCGTTTTTCCGAGACATCCCGTACCCGGACGGAGCTGCGGAAATACAAGGTGGAGAGCAACAGCGCTCTATCCTTCGTAGAGGAATGCTGTTTTGTCAATGCCGACGCAGAGTGTATGCGGGAGGATTTGTTCCAAGCCTACCGCGAGTATTGTCACAAAAACGGCCTGAAAGCGATGTCCCAGGCCAACTTCAACAAGGACGTCGAGAACTACTACGAAACGGTCGAGCGGGGCCTCGAACGGGTCAGTCGCCGCAAAACGTGGAAAGGCATCCGGCTAGAGGCATGATATGACAGCAAACAATATCAATTTGCCATTGACTGCGAACCACTGCGAACGGGGCGCGAACCACTTGGAGCGCCGTAAACCCACAGAATGGCTCATGGTGAACGGGTTGAACGGGTTTTTCCTATTCCTTACGTTATTAAATATCCAAGGGGTTACTGTTATGAAAAAAATAAAATATATATAAAAGACTGTGGAATACTGGTTCACCCGTTCAAATGCAGTAACGGCGTGGTTTTTACCCGTTCGCTGACCCGTTCGGTCCTTCATCGACGATGCAGGAGGGTCGCTCATGTTAGAGAAAGACATCGTCGCCGCCATCATGCGACACCTTAAGTCTGTCCCCATGTGTTTTGCTTGGAAGGAGCACGGCGGCATGTACGGGACAGCCGGTTTGCCGGACATTATCTGCTGCTATCGTGGCAGGTTTCTCGCCTTCGAGGTGAAGGTGCCGGGCAACAAACTGACAAAGCTGCAGGAAACTATGATTACGAAAATTGAAGCCGCCAAGGGTAAAGCCTACAAGGTCACGAGTGTCGAGGGGGTCAAGGTCATTCTCGATTCCTTGGAGGTACCGGCTTATGACGATAGCTTGGATTTATCTTGATAAACGCGGCGCGGCCATCGACGCGCTTAAGGACTACACCAGTATGGAATTCATCATTCAGAACCAGCCCGAGGAACTGGCTAAAGTCGAGGAGAAGCTCTTTTCCGTTCGCTCTTCCGTTCCCAACGGTATGCCCCGCGCTCATAACCCTCACGCCGGGGAATCCCGGTTGGCAGCGTCGCTGGACGAGATCGACGTTCTGAAAGAACGGTACAGGCGGGCGCTGGAGTACATGGAGTGGTTCCAGCCTGCGTGGGATGCGCTTACCGGCGACGAGCGGTATGTGCTGACAGAGTTTTATCTCAACCAACAGGAGGACGCAGTTTCCAGTATCTGCGCCCACTTCACCATTGAACGGTCATCGGCCTACAACAAAAAGAACCGGGCATTGGCCCGGCTCGCACTCCTGTTGTACGGAAAGTGAGTAATATCGTGGACGACTTTTCGGTTTGGACGTGATACACTGGTATTGGTTGATCGCAGGCCCTCGGAGCTCCGGCTCCGGGGGTTTTGTCTTTATTCTGGTATTTTTTCGTGATATAATATGTATCAACAATTCAGCTTATAAAGCAGGCAATAAATTGCTGTTGTAGAACAATGAGATGCGCGAATAATATTTTCTTACAATATGCATTTCATAAAAGTTAATTGGTCTATCGAACTGTAGAAGAAAGAAGGGACGAAAGATGAAAAATGGTATCTATGATGGTATTGTTCAGATTTCAAAAGATAACACGGTACCGTTTCACTTTGAGAATGGAGAAATAGTATTTTACCTTGGTGGAAGTGTTTGCACACTTGATGAAGGAACGACTTCGGTTGTAGGGCAATGCCATACAGCCTTAACTGGCGGTATGTTATATTTTCACTTTCCAACCCCCCTCGAAAACTATGGCAAGATGCATTTAACAGACGAATCTGGCGAAAAACAAATTCGCACCATATCAATGGGAAATATTAGACATGACGTTGACTTCTACATAGAGAACTACGAGGAGCAGTCACAATTTACTGAAATGCGATTTTCTTTTTCAGAATTAGATTACTTCCTGCCTTCCGGCAATGCTTGTTGCTTATGTGGAACTGAGGGCAATTTGACCGATCTAATGTTCTCCAGAACACCAAAAGAAATAGCTGAGTTTTCATTCAATTTTTCAGGACACAACATTACTTTTATCTTTCGAATATATGCCGAAGGGAAGTGCGGCGTTCGAAGCTCGGCATTAACCAAGACAGAACTCTTGCTTAAATTTGAAAAAACAGATGATCTTAATTTATTAGGCGGTTTATTTGAGTTGATTAACGATATTTTCTGTTTTTTATGCAACCGACGGAATATTACTTTAGACAGCGCAGTTCTAATTGGAGAGCGGATTCAGAAACATCCCTCTCACAAAGATGGAAAAACTGTTATTTGTGAACGCTCCGTAAGAACTTCTCAGACTCTTGTTATTATAGACAAGCATAAGGATATCTGGGAAGGTGAAGAGATTTATAAGAAAACAATTCGTTTCACAACCTTATCGGCAAGATTTAAGCAATTAATTTCTATGTTTGTGGACAACAAAATATCAATATTCAGCATTCACTCGTCTATCGCCGCGCGCAATCTTATTGATTTGAAGCAATCTCTTCATATCACAGCGGCATTCGAGCATTACTACAGAGAATATATACCTGATGCGCCCTCTAAGGATGCGGTGGATTTCTACAATGATATACAGGGTTTGCTTAAAGAATATGCAGAAAATCATACAGGGAAGAAAAAGAAAAAAGCCAAAAGTCTTATGAAAGGTATTTCTCCAGAACCGTCCTTAATGGATAAGATTTTAAAGGTATATAGAGGCTGCTCAGGTTGGAGTAGTTTAGAAGCTGTACTAGATGAGTGGTTTAGTGGACAAGTTGATGATTTAGCTGAAATTGCCAATGAATGGAGAAATGAGCTTGCCCACGAAAAGAGAGAGTACGAACCTGATAGGCGTGTTGTTTCAGCTATTCGCCTTGTTGAACATTTAAACTATTGCATTGTACTAAGGAAGGCCGAATATACCGATGAGCAAATCAAGTCAATTCTTGAGGATGTATTGGCGAGGTAGATCTCCAAGTTAATAGGAATTAATGATATGCATTATGAGTTACGACAAATATTTATAGGAGAAAGTGAGTAATATCGTGGACGACTTTTCAGATTTCATGTGATATACTATTATCATCAAAAGAGTGCGCCCCCGGTTCTGCCGGAGGCGCTTCTTGTTTATCTGGCCCTTGGAGTGTAACGCTCCGAGGGCTTTTTCTATTTCCGGGAGGTGATAGGATGCCCAAGAGACCTAAGCGCCCGTGCAGCTTTCCCGGCTGTCCCGAGCTGACGGATAGCAGGTTCTGCCCGGTCCATGAAAAGCAGGAAGCGCAGCGGTATGAAAAATACCAGCGCGACCCTGCGACTAAAAAGCGCTATGGCCGTGCGTGGAAACGCATCCGTGACCGGTATATCGCAGCTTACCCTTTGTGCGAGCAGTGCCGTAAGGACGGCAAGCTTACACCCGCCCAAGAGGTACACCATATCCTGCCCCTTTCAGCAGGCGGCACCCACGACGAGCGAAACCTGATGAGTTTGTGTACCTCCTGCCACTCCGAGATCACCGCACGTGAGGGTGGCCGCTGGGGTTTTCGATGAATTTTTCCCCGAGGGAGGGGGCGTCTCAATCTCTACAGCCTCCTCGATGCGGAACGGGTGTGGGGTATCACGCAAAACTTCGCAGTTTCAAACGGGGTATATGGCTGTGCTGCTTTACTTTACTACAGGAGGAGGTGATGTGTATGGCCAAGGACGGTACCAACAGAGGCGGCGCACGCCCCGGCTCCGGGCAAAGAAAAAAGCCCTTGCACGACAAGATTCTGGAGGGCAACCCCGGCAAGCGTCCGCTCACGGTCATGGAGTTTAAGAACACCGCCGATCTTGAAGGTGCGTCCATGCCGCCACCCCGTGAATATTTAAAATCTGTACAAAAGAACGGCAAGCCCTCTCTGGCTGTTGAGATATACGAAAACATTTGGAACTGGCTGTATGAGCGGCACTGCGCACACCTCATCCCGGCACAGATTTTAGAGCAGTATGCACAGAGCTGCGCCCGCTGGATACAGTGTGAGGAATCCATCACTGAGTTTGGTTTCCTCGCCAAGCATCCGACAACAGGCAACGCCATCCCATCACCTTATGTGGCAATGAGCCAGAGCTTTGCAAAGCAAGCCAACAACCTATGGTTTCAGATTTTCCAAGTAGTCAAGGAAAACAGCACAGCGGATTATCGCGGCAACACCCCGCATGACGACGCAATGGAGCGACTGCTCACCGCGCGCAAAGGGGGCTAATCGTGGAACTGTGGCAATTGAGGCAGTTCCAAGGTTTACCCCTCGAAATAAAAGTCGCCAAGAGCAAGCTCCGCATCCGTGAGTGGTACGACCATTTTGGCGGCGATGTGTATGTCAGTTTCTCCGGCGGCAAGGACTCCACGGTACTTCTTCACTTAGTGCGGTCCATGTACCCGGAGGTTCCCGCCGTTTTCTCGGACACCGGATTAGAGTTTCCCGAAGTACGGGAATTTGTGAAAACAGTGGATGATGTTACATGGGTCAAGCCTGACATGAGCTTTCGGCAGGTGATTGAAAAGCATGGCTACCCAATCATCAGCAAGGAACAGAGCGACTGGATATACCGCGCGCGGCTCGGCAATCCGCAAGTGTATCAGAAAAACGTGCTGGGCATTATTCCGGACGGCAGAAAGACACGGTTCCATATTTCGGAGCAATGGAGGTATCTTCTGGATGCGCCTTTTCATATTGGTGCGGGCTGCTGCCACGAAATGAAAAAGAAGCCCCTCGACCGCTACGCCAAAGAAACCGGGCGGGTGCCGTTACTCGGTACCATGGCGGCTGAGAGCATACTGCGCACACAAAAATGGCTGGAAACCGGCTGCAATGCCTTTGGCAATAAAAACCCCAAATCAGCCCCCATCTCATTTTGGCTCGACGAGGATATTTGGGCATATATTCGTGCAAACAATCTATCCTACAGCGCGGCCTACGATATGGGCTATAAAAGAACGGGTTGTATTTTTTGTATGTTTGGGGTTCACCTCGAAGGGACGCCCAACCGATTTCAGCGGCTGCAGAAAACGCACCCCAAGTTGTGGCGGTATTGCATGCGCGATTGGGAGGCGGGCGGTCTCGGGCTCCGGCAAGTGTTGGAATATATCGGGGTTCCCTTTGAAAATTTTATGCTTTGACCAGGAGGCGCGAAAATGAACAGCTCGCTCACAGAGTTCCTCCGGCTTCTTAAAAAGGCACCAAGCCTGACCCCGCAGCAGTACCGAACGCTGCGGGGTCAGGCTATTTCAGGCAATCTGGCGGGGGCTGAGAAAGGCTATGCCCGGTTGATGGAAAGAAGGCTATACCATGCAGATTCAAAAAATTAACGCGGGCCAGCTCAACCCCGCCGCGTATAACCCACGCAAGGACTTAAAGCCCGGCGACAAGGAATATGAGAAGCTGAAGCGTTCCATTACCGAGTTCGGTTATGTGGAGCCGGTCATCTGGAACAAGACCACGGGCAATGTAGTCGGGGGCCATCAGCGGCTTAAGGTATTGCTCGATCTTGGCTACACCGAAATTGACTGTGTTGTGGTGGAACTTGAGTTCACCCGGGAAAAGGCCCTCAACCTCGCCCTCAACAAAATACAGGGCGCTTGGGACGAGACCAAACTGGCGGAGCTTATGGCTGACCTTGACGCAGGAACTTTTGATGTATCATTCACCGGCTTTGATGCTGAGGAGGTCGACGCATTGCTCAACCGCTTTTACGCAAAAGAGGCGGTTCAGGACGAGTTCGATATTGACAAGGAAAAAGAGAATGTCGAACGGCGCGGCGCGATCACCCAGCCCGGAGATATTTGGCTGCTGGGCAAGGCGGATGACCGCCCTCCACACCGTCTGCTTTGCGGCGATGCTTCCCGACCCGATGATTTTGAACGCCTGATGGATGGTGTATGTGCGCAGATGGCGATGACCTCTCCGCCCACCAGTAACGAGAAAGAATATCGGACCGATGGCATTGAGCCGTGGCTTGGGCTGATGCGTCCCGCCATCGAAAATATTGTCCGGCACGCCGACGTTGTCTGTTGGCAGATGAACGACCTCTACGCTACCGGCTCGCAATTCGTGGAGCCAACCGGCTTTTATTCGGTGCAGCTCTTTGCCGACGAGGGTTTCCGACCTTTGTGGATTCGAGTATGGCGCAAGACCGGGCCGCAGCGCGGTTCGGCCGGGCACCATCTTGTTTCGAATAAGCCGCAGCAGCTATATGAGTACATCACTGCTTTTGCCGGACAGCAATCTCAGGCTGAATACAACGACCAAGAGTATGTGTGGATGTCGGCTTTCGCCGGTCACAGTTACCGCTTTGTCAAACGACTCACCAAGGAAGAACGGCGGCTCTGGGGATACGCAGGCATCTGGGAGATGGCGGCTGTCCGCACCCAGAAGAACCATCCCGCTATGTTTCCGGTGGAGTTGCCGTGGCGGTGCATTAAAATGCACAGCGACCGAGATGGCATCGTGGTGGACCCCTTCGCCGGTGCAGGGACTACCCTGATTGCCGCTGAGCAAACCGAACGGCGTTGTTTTGCCATGGAGATTTCCCCAATATACTGCGATCTCATAGTAAAGCGTTGGGAGGATTTCACCGGCGAAACCGCCCTTAAAATGGAGGCGACGCAATGAAAATGAATATACAAACCATTCCCGCCGAGAGGCTGCAGGCGGCGGCTTATAACCCCCGCAAGGACTTGAAGCCCGGTGATGCGGAATATGAGAAGCTGCGCCGTTCCATTGAGGAATTCGGCTATGTCGAGCCGGTCATTTGGAATGAACGCACTGGCAACATCGTCGGTGGCCACCAGCGATTTAAGGTTCTGGCCGCTTTGGGGTACACCGAGATAGATTGCGTGGTGTTGGATATCGACGAACAGCGAGAGAAAGCACTCAATGTGGCGCTTAACAAAATTAGCGGCGAGTTTGATATCCCCTTGCTCACCGATCTGCTACGTGATCTTTCCGAGGAAGGCTTTGACGCAACCCTCACTGGTTTTGATGCTGCCGAGATGAACGAACTGTTCAGTGGCCCACCTTCAGGCAAAGTGAAAGAGGACAATTTCGATGCGGATAAAGCGAGCGCGGAAATAGAAACCCCGGCTTCACAGCACGGGGATATCTGGCGGCTGGGCAGGCATCGCCTGATGTGCGGTGACAGCACCTCGCAGACTGATGTGCAAAAACTGATGGATGGCGCACGGGCTCGGTGTGTATTTACTGACCCGCCTTGGAACGTGGACTACGGCTCGGATGCTAAACACCCAAGCTGGAAATCCCGACAAATCCTCAACGACAAAATGGGCACCGAGCAATTCGGTGCTTTTCTTTTTGCCGCCTTTGAGGCTATGAAGAATGTCTGTGAACCCGGTTGCATGACCTATGTGGTTATGAGCGCCCAAGAATGGGGAAATATCATGAATTCCATGCGAAACGTCGGATTCCACTGGTCCTCCACCATCATTTGGGCCAAGGACTCCCTCGTTCTCTCCCGTAAGGATTATCATACACAATACGAACCCATTTGGTATGGCTGGCTGGAGGGTGACACGAAATCCAAGCGGCTATGCCCTCTTAAGGACCGCAAGCAATCCGACCTCTGGGAAATCTCCCGTCCCAAGGTATCGGTGGAGCACCCGACTATGAAACCAGTGACGCTAGTCGCTAAAGCGCTGATAAACAGTTCAAAGGCTGGTGATGTTACGCTCGACCTCTTTGGGGGCTCCGGCACCACGCTGATTGCGTCAGAGCAGACCGACCGCTCTTGCTGCATGATGGAACTTGACCCAAAATACTGCGACGTGATTGTTAAGCGGTACATCGAGCAAATCGGTAGTGACAGCGAAATATCTCTTCTGAGAAATGGCCGGAAACTTCCCTATGCGGAGGTGATCGGCCATGGCTAATCTGACTATGGGTTCCTTATTCGATGGCTCCGGCGGGTTTCCGCTCGGAGCTTTATTATCGGGAATCACCCCGATTTGGGCCAGCGAAATTGAACCGTTCCCCATTCGGGTGACAACAAAACGCCTGCCGTTCATGAAACATTACGGCGATATCAACAAATTGAACGGTGCGAAGATAGAGCCTGTAGATATCATTACCTTTGGCTCGCCGTGTACCAACTTGTCGGTAGCCGGGCGGCGGGAAGGGTTGGATGGAAAGGAATCCTCGCTATTCTATCAGGCCATCCGGATTATAAAAGAAATGAGGTGTGCGACCCATGGAAAATATCCGCGATTTATCGTGTGGGAGAACGTGCCGGGCGCATACAGCTCGGCAGGAGGACGGGACTTTCAGCAAGTCCTCACCGAAATCCTCCAAATCAAACAAGAAGCCGCTGTTGTTCCTATGCCTGAAAAGAACAAATGGATGTCAGCAGGTGAAATCGTGGCAGAAGGTTTTTCCGTCGCTTGGAGAACACTCGACGCTCAATATTGGGGAGTCGCCCAACGTCGCCGTCGTTGCTACCTTATCGCAGATTTTGCAAGCGAACGTGCCGGAGACATACTATTTAAGTTCGAAAGCGTGTCAGGGTATACTCCGAAGGTCAATCAAGCGGGGCAAAGAGCTACCGGAGATGCTGAGGCAGGCGCTGGAAACCCAAGCCGCGCAATCTTAAACGATCAAGGCGGCAGCCGTATGGATATTACCGATGATGTAACTTGTACACTTCGCGCAGAGGCACACCATCCGCCCTGCGTTATACAGGCAAGTGGATTTTGCACCGAACACAGTGCCAAAAGCCGCAGTGTGGGATATGAAAAAGAGAAAAGCCCCACACTTTGTGCCGGTGTTGTTCCGGGAGTAGCGATTGAAAACCATCCCGCCGATAGCCGGATAAAGCTGGATAAAAGCGGCACAATGCAAACCCTGACCGGACGCATGGGAACAGGCGGCGGGAATGTTCCGCTCATTATGGATGAGCGGGCGTTGAGCCAGTCCATCCGTGATGATGTGGCCTGCGCACTGATCGCTACCGATTATAAGGGAGCACAATGTGTATTCGAGCCTATCCCCCAAACTCTAAAGATACGGTCGGGCTGCGAAGGCGGCGGTAAAGGCGCGCTGATACAGGAAAATCAATCGGCAACACTATCGTGCAACAATGACCAGACGGTTTTTGTCCCTTTCAGGAAAGGCACACGCCCACATAACAAAGATGAAGCTCAAAAATGGGAGCAAACAGAAACGGCCAACACCTTGAACACTTATGATACCGGTGAAGGCCGTTGTAATGAGCTTTGTGTGCGTGCATATGGGATATCTTCCGACCAGAGCAACGCCATGCTATCGGATAATCCGCATAGCGGGATTTACGAGGCGGATACCAGTCGGACGCTTGACCGTTCCGGCGGCAATCCCTCCTGCAACCAAGGCGGCATCGCTGTAGTGCAAAGCTACGCCCTCCAAGGAAATATGATTGGACGGGCAGAAAAGAATGGACCGCAGGGCGATGGTGTCAATAAGGATTTATGCTTTACTCTCAACACTGCCGACCGCCATGCGGTCGCTTATGATTGCCGCAATCATTGCGATTCTGACATCAGCGCTACCTTGCAGGCAAAGAATAACGGCGGACAGAGCCTGAATTATATCAACCCGGTATTCGAAACCTACCAAAACACCACAGGCCCTCTCATGGCCAATTCTCATCCCGGCAGCTACAGCGGGCAGGACGCTTATCAGGACATGTTCATTGCTATGCCATATCGCGTGCGCCGGTTGACCCCCGCCGAGTGCGCTTTGCTGCAAGGTTTTCCAAGCGACTGGTGCATGGGGCTTGGCACTCCCACTCCCTGCGAGGAAGATATCGCATGGTGGCAGGATGTATTTGAAACACACCGGAAGGCCATGGGAACTTCCTCAAAGCCAAAGAGCCGTAAGCAGATTATAAAGTGGCTGAATGATCCTCATTCGGATTCGGCAGAATATAAGATGTGGGGGAACGGCGTGGCGCTTCCCTGCGTGTGCTTCGTCATGGCGGGAATCGTATGGGCTGCGGGCGTGTAATTATTTTTTGCGCGGTGGCTTTACGTTTTTGTCCGGTTTTAGTGTGCCATCGATTTCTCCGTGCTTTGCTTCGTAGTTTGCAATATTATCGCGGATTAACACAAGAATGTGGCTATTAACCGATCTGCCCTCGTAGTCGGCGACAAAATTGACTTTGTTCAACATCTCCTCTTCGATGCGGATGGATACGCTTTT